TTCGTAATGTCAATTAGCAGAATCATGCAACGCTATCTCGATGGCATAAAGCTTGAGCGAGGGTTTACCTTCATGGGCATGTCGTTTACTTCAGAAGACAAAGGTGAACAAACATCAAATTTTCGACAACTATCCGAAGTATCATTCTTGAAGCGACAATTTATGTATGACAAAGAGAAACATTGGTGGTTTGCGCCCCTGAACACAATTAGTATCGTGGAATCGATCAATTGGATAAGAAAATCAGGCAGCGACGATGAAGCCACACGCATGAATGTAGAATCAGCTCAGTTTGAATTGTTTCATCATTCAGAAGAAACCTATGATGGGTTTAAGGAGGCTATAAATTCTGCCTTCAAGGAGAATGGATATGGGTATAGAACATCCTGGTTACCCTGGCATGAGGGAAGGACGCAAATTGTTTTGGGAGAGATATTGAATCTGGTCGGTGACCAGCCTTTTGTCTAGTGAACTGCCTATAGAAGACAACCTAGACAACATGAGCTTATTGAAATATCCATGAAATTTGGTGCTCAATGAAGCTTGAAACACGCGATATCATCTCATTAATACTTCCAATTTTATATTTGATTTTTAAGTTTTTAGATTACCGTAAAGAAAAGGAAATTCTTCCTACTCGCACAAAACACTTTTATCATGACGACAACGACACACAGTTCGTCTGATGCTACTCCAGAAAAATCTGCCCAATCAGTGGGTGTTGCCGACGCGACGGTATTAGGCGACACATCAGTGAGAGATCAGCATGACGTGGTCCAATTTTCCACTGAGGGAGTAGTAAAGCAGAAAGAAACAAAATACACAATTGAGGATGATGAATTGAAGAACGCACTACATCCATCTGACGAAAACAATCATTCAATTCACGCTTACCTGTCTCGTCCTATCAAAAGTCGAAGTGGCACGTGGAATTCCCAGGTAGCAGGGAAGATTCTTATGCAAATCTCTGTGGTGGATATCTTACAGTCAGATTATTTCAAGCTTGTGAGAGAGAAGTTGCAGGGTTTTTATGGAATTCATGCCACGGCACATCTTCGTATTGTGGTAAATGCTCAACCATTTCATACAGGTATCGCTCAAATATTCTACATCCCATTTGAGTCGACAATGAGATATAACAGAGATGCTGTCAATTCATATGCTGGTTTACCTTTTTCTACTGGTTGTCCAAACGTCATACTTAATCT